AGCGATAGGTTAAACGCACTGACGCTACCACCTATTGATACATTGATAACGTACTTGTTCGTCTCGTCCCGCTTAACAAAGTGAGTGAATAGATTGGATGGTTGACTGCTATCTACATTCTTAACGTAGCTTGTGTGTGGTCGTTTTACCAACCCTTCAACAACAGTAGCCCAAGCGTTTATCTGCTCGTCACACTGACCGGGATACCGTAAGTTATCTGGTTGTTGTGATACGCCCTGAGCTAGGTTAGGTACGCTGTTAACTAATAACGGCATTATCTGTCAAGTACTCGTAACACGCTGTAGTGATCAAAGATCGTTCTGTCAGCTGCTTCAGAGTCTGCATCAATAGCACGGGCTTTCGCTTCTATCTCATCACGTGTTGCAAAGCCTTCGATCTCACGACTACCCAAGAAACGATTAGCGAAGATACGGGCTGCTTTAACAGTGATGTAATGTCGGAACTGTTCAGGTAATTCTTCGAACGGTAACTCAAAAGTTATGGAGGCTTTAACCTCCTTTGACCAGACGTCGGTGTGATTCTTCCTGTCGTATAAGGTTAGTCCACGTTGTACTGGGTCGTTTTCTGTATAAATTTCTGGATCAAGATCAATACGTAATGTGTTGTTAGGAAGTATAATCTTGCTGTCAAAAGTATTGGGACTAAGGACGTATTCGTGCTCGGTGTTAAAATGCCAACCCTCAGACTGTACGGCTCTGCTTGTTTCGTCTAGGGTATTCTCGGCTTGAACAACGGTAACTGGTACGGCTGTCCCTCCTAATGAGTTGACGGGTGCTTCTCCGATGACGCTAATCATCGTGTTTACTGCGTTAAGTTTTGTTGTCAGAGCCATAATATAAAAATACTCGGTAGAAGGGAGCGGAACGAATCACAGACCTCCCAACACCGAGAGAGTGGTTACTTCTGAAGTTCGATAGCACACTCAGGACGGAGAACTCCGTGACCCATAGCGTACTTCGCAACGAAAAGTGTACCTTGACGTTCGATTTGGTACTCAGATTCAGTAGCCAAGTCGAGCAGTTTAACAGTTCCAACAGCAGCAGAATGAGAAACAACACCAAGCGTGTTAGTAAAGTTTCCGTTATATCCTACTCCGCTTCCACCGAACACGTCGTTAGCAGCTTCTCCGTCACCAGTAGAAACAGCAGACAAGTTAGTCGATGGGATGTGGTTGGATTTGTAGATTGTGATACCTGCGATTTGAGGGATCGATCCAGAAGCGATGCTTCCTACACCTCCGACGTCTTTATTGACAGCAGAGGTAGAGATAGCAAGCTGTCCAGCACCACCAGTGATTAACTTGTAGTACTCTTGTGGACGAAGAACGCAGAAACGACCGTCGCTAGGAACGTCATTTTCGTCAAGCTTCTGAGCAGCAGTGAAAAGAGCAGCTGTTAATTCTGCACCTGTAGGATCAGTGTTGTCTGAGTCGTCGCTAGAGTCACTTACGTCACCCATTGCATTAGCAGAAACATCAAGGATACCACCAGTCTTACCACCAGTTACGGCAGCAGCAGAACGAGCAGCAGCGATGAATACTTTAGCAAGAGCAGTATCGAAACGAACAGCAAGAGCTTTACCCAACTCGTTAGCGTAGACGCTGCGGATGTCGTAGTGGTTCTTTACGTCGTCGATGTTGCTCAAGAAAGTAGAAGCCAAAAGCATCTTGTCGATAGTGATGACTTTCTCAGCTTTCTTGATGTCGCTTAAGTAGCTGTTTCCAGCGTCAGCGATGTTTTCACCGGGTGTATGATAAGCAGCAGAAGCGATTCCTGTTACAGGGAACTGAGCTGATTTACCGTTTTCGATTGTGCGAACAGTATGTAGTGCTTTAAAGATGTTGCTTTCCTCGAAGGTTTGCAGAATCTCTCCGCTAAACTTTTTAAGAAACAAAGCATCTGTATCACCAGCACTATTAACTTGTCCAACACGTGAGGGGGATGTATCTCCATTAGCCATGATATATTTTCCTTTATGTTGTAGTTATTATAGTTGTAGTTATTAGTTGGTTTGACTCTTACTTCTTTCGTTCACAGGATTGTCTACCGCAGTAGGTCGAGGGACTAATTGTCGCAATCGTCTATAAAATAAATATATTACCGATTACAATAACAGCAATAAATACACCAATTGTCAACACTAGTGCTTTCTCACGTTTATCTAAGCCACGGTAAATCCTAAGAAGTCTTTTCATTTGGAACTCCATTCTTTGCTTTCTTGTGAACGTACCTCGTATATATGATCGGTATGACATTCCACAATACTACTCCAATTAAACAGACTTTTAGCAAGCCATAAATTTCAGTCAACATACTATCAAAAAAGCCGTTGTCCATTGACTCATCTAGTTGATTATTAACGAGTTGCTTAATATCTCCCTCGCTCAACGCCTTGACTTGCTGTGTTAAATGTGCGTTTTCTTCCGTGTATTTGGCTACTTCTCCCACACCCCATCCAAGGGCAGCACCACCAGCAGCAGGACCGGGACCACCCAGACTACCAACAGCTGCACCACCTGTAGCTCCTAGTGCTGGATAGAAAGACGCCTTGGAACAACCCGAAAAACTTCCTGAAACCGATAACAGGAAGAAAACCCAAAGGACTGTCCAAGGCATCTTCACACACACATTAATTATGAAAGTTAAATATTACTCACAGCGAGCCGTCTGTCAATCTCTTGATGATATGCTTTGTCACCACTACGATAACGTGGGTCAGACTGTGCTCGTGCTAATTCCTGCATACTCTTAAAAGGCATAGTGGATGTACCGCTTACTGCTCCCTGTACCAGCTTAGGTTGTGTTGCACCTGTAGCATTTTGATACCTAGCGTACAATCCTTGCACTGCTAACTTCGCTTGGCTGACCGTGCCTCCTGTAACAGCTTCGTCAAATGCGTCGATCTCTTCGGGTGGTAAATGTTCGTTTGCCCATTCAGCCATTTGATCGTATTGACCACCTGCAACTCCTTTGATCTCTGCTTCTTCTCCTTGCAACAACGCTTGTTGACCAGCTGCATAACTATCGACGAGATCACGTGGCAATCCTACTTCTTCAAGTTTCTTATAAGTTTCTTCAGACAGTTGACCGTCATTAGCAAAGAACTCCTGACTAGCTTCCACAACAGCTTCATTATAATTACCAGCTTCTTCTTTGTTGTCATCATCTTGTTGTTCTTCTTGTTGCTGTGGTTCTTCGGGTTGTTCAGTTTCTTCAACTTCTTTTGTCCCTTGTCCCATTCTTTTCTCAAGCTCCGCATATGACTTAGCCATGTCCTCCGCTGATTCAAACTTTTCAGGAAGCCACTCAGGACGTTCTTGCGTTTCCTCAGCTTGTGGTTCCGCTTGTTGAACTTTAGGAGTTTCAACCGCTTCGTCAACGGGTTCGATCTCATTCGGTGCTTTTTCATTTATCTCTACTCGGTGTAATTCAGCCATGATAGTTTACTCTTCTGGTGGTGGTTCTTGTTGTGCCATGTACTGCTCCTGTGCAGCATTGATAGCAGGTGCTACGGCAGGACTACCCAACTTCATCATCATCTCTTGTTGTTGTGCTTGCTGCATAGCTTGTTGAATTTCTTCTTCCGTCTTGATCAGTCCCTCAGTTTCTATACCAAGAGCAGTAGCACGACGCTTGAAGTAATCACTAACATTAAGATACTGTGTCACTGCTTGTGGTCCTACTACCTGATTAGCTCCTGCCAAGAATAAGTCTAGACGTTGTAAATCATTACCACGACCAAGTGCTTCAACACCAGTAACGATAGTAGGTTTAACAATATCTTTAGGTAGCTTAGGCAGACGCTTGTCCTTGGACATACGATCCATCAGACGACTGACGATTGGTAGTTGTAGTTCCTGTGATAAGAGAGAGTAGAGACCGCCAAGGGCAGCTTCCAGTTCTTGACTGAGCATTCTTATCTCCTCAGCGGTCACTCTCTCGGCATCTCTAACAACCCCTGATGTCAGTAGAAAAGCTTGTGATAGACGATCCGTAATCCCTTGCATTGTTGCTTGAGCAGTACGGAAGTCATTAAATTTATTCAGTTGTAATACAGATACATCTCCTTCAGACCCTTGTACGATAGCACCGTTAGGAGCTTCAGCCAGTGTACGTGAACGTGTTGTACCGTTAGGATTAACCATAAACAATACTTTAGCTGCTGCTGCACTACCCTCGACGATAGCTTTAGTCAGAGCTTCCAACGACTTGATGTCACCGATGTATTCCTCAACGAACCCACGTCCGTAGTCTTCTCCGTCTATCTGTGTGTAACGCAACGGTAACCAAGGAGACTTCTCTACCGGATACGATCCGATGCTCTCCTCAATGACTATACCTTTGACGTCTTGTTGTACATTGAACTTGTCTCCCTCTCTAACAATAGATGTGTACAGATCGCAAGTGTTCTCCTTCTCTTCACGATACACTTCTTCACGAACACTCTCAGGTAACATCATAGGTGCTACCGTTTCTTTGACTGCTATGTGTGTAACGTTACCCATTGGATCACGCTTAACAACGTAACGATCCAGACGAAACACTCTCATACCTCCTTCATCAGGTAAGTACAACAGACTGTTACCACTGATAAGAAGATTCTTGAGTGCTTGGAAGATACCGTTCCTAAAGTTCTGTACTTCTACTTCCTGTGACACACTACGCTCAACATCAGCTAGTGCTTTCTCTAAGTCTGTCCGTAACTGCTCCGCTCCCTCTGGTCCTAGTTCAGCTTTTGCTTTATCTAATTCGTAACGATCTATTACCAACCGAAAGAACGGAGCGTTGGGTGGTAGTAGGGCAAGTAAAAGTTTAGACGATAGATTAAGAACACCACGTGCTCCGATACCCTGATAGGGTGTGTAGTACTTAGTAGCAAAGTTGTGACCGTCAGGTGGTAGAACATACGGTAGTGTTAACTCAGATGATGTACGACCTCTGTCTAAAAACGAATAACGTTGATTCTCTAAGCTGTGATATAAACCCTGTGCTGTCTCTTGCATCTATTAAGTTCCTGTGTAGTATTGCCAGTTAGCTCCGTCGTATACATACAGTCTGTCTGAATCGTAAGCGTAATACAATGTACCAACTGGGTCACCTGTCCTAGCTTCTATGTTTGATTGTGTATCGTATGTGGCTCTTAATGTTCCAGCTGCATCAGCGTCAGCATCAAACCCATACAGTGTGCCAAACGCAGGACGAAGGAAACCACCGGGTAACAATCGAATGTTACTAGGAGGACGTGCGTCCGATGTGAACGTCAAAGACATTACAACGAATCAACTGTACCTGTAGAAAATACGCTGTGTGTACCGCTAGTGTAAGCTGTGATGTTAGCTCTGATCTTCTCGTAGTGACCGTGGTCATCTCTGATCATTACATCTCCGTCACTTGTTACATCTTCCGAGTGGATCGTTCTCCATCCTCCCCCAATGTATCCTTGAATAGCGATAGTAGCTGTACCTGAAACAGTAGTGGAGATAACGAAAGTATATCCCTTAGTACGCTCAGACCCGAATGCACTACCCGCCCCTGCCGATGTAGCAGCTGAGAGTAATGTCTTTTTATCTAATGTGCGAAGGCTCATGTATATTTATATGTATTGATTGTTATTAACTTGAAAGTTGTACACCTGTACCACCACTACCACCCATTCCAACGGACGGACGACGAGCAGTCAATTGTGCTGTACCTCTACGACGTTTCTGTTGTGGTCGTGCCTGTCTAGTAGTCACTGCTTTCTCTGCTAAAGGTAGCGGAGGAGGAGGTGGTGCTGGAGGTGGAGGAGGTGGGGGAATGTTAGGTGATGACATACACATGGTTAGTCCTTGGTGATAATGTTGTCTTGAAGTTGTTCGTCGTATATTTGTTGTAAGTAATTAATTACACTACGTTGTCCTACTTTAAACCATACCATTCTATCGTCGTCTGTCAACAGCGGACATTTATCTGGGTACAGCTTGTCAAGCTTATCTATCAAATCTTTCGACAGAACGGGTAATACTATTTCTTCATTCATCGTTCTCTATATCATCCAGTTCTATTGGTAAATTACCACGTTTTATTTGATCCTTTGTCCACAACCACGCTGACGCATTCCACAAGATTGCACCCGCATGATCCTCCGATGTGTCCCCGTCAGCCAACGCTAACAGATGTCTGAACATACTGTCGTACAGTCTTGTTAACGGGAATCCTTTTCTCCAGTTGTTGTCTCCGTAAAGTTTACCGCCATCTTCAAATCTTTTGGCGAGCGAGCGTAAGGCGATTGGAGGAATAAGCGAGGGTCGTCCCCGTCCAATGTCCCCGTCACGTTTAGCGCCTGTGGTGAAATCTCTAGTATATCCTTGGTTTGGTAGTTTCTCGGTGTCCATAGTTTTTTTATTGTGTTTGTTCTGAATGAATAGTTCTCCGCTCGTAGCAGTCGTGCCATCCATGCGTTCATTAATGCGTCTTGTTCAGTGAGTCCAGCTTTCTCGTAGCACTTTGCTACAGTCTCCCACGTGTATCCATCTTTCTCTAGCAGACGTTCAGCACGAGTGACACCTATACCGGGCACTCCGCTGTATCCATCTGTGTGGTCTCCTGCTATTGCTTGTACTAGATGATAGTTGTCTGCTTCTTCTTCTGTTGGATGATGATACTCACCACGGTTGTAGTCGTAGAAGATACCCGGTACAGTCTTGAAGTCTTTATCAATACTAACGATGATTGTTTCTTCATCCATCTCTTTGTCAGTAGCCAGTATAGATATAACATCATCTGCTTCTAGGTTAGCCCACATCTGTCCGTCGTACTCGTCAATTATCCACTGCTTAACTTGTCGCAATATAATAGGTAGACGTGACTTCGATCTGTTTGCTTTGTAGTCAGGGTTCAGTAAACGACGGAAGTTAGCACGATCAGTCAAGCACATCGTTACGCTGTCCGTCTTCATCATATCCTTGAACTCTTCGACACGATTAACAACACGAGCTTTAGCTAGTGCCATGTCTGCGTGTACTGTCCACATCTCATCCTTCCACTCAATTGATTCCTCGGCTACTACTGCTGCTTCAAACGCCAACACGTCAGCGTCTATCAGTAGGGTTGTTTTCTTTTTACTCATAATATACGCTCCAGTTCTCTTGGTATTTTTTATACTTGGATGTGCTGTCAGGTGCAGGGTTTAGCTTTACACTTTTTGACGTTATCAATTCTCGTGGTATCATCCACCACGTATCAATAGGTGCAACGTATATGCCGACAACATCTATATCGTCTGACATATAATCCTTACCCTTACAACCCACGGACGTTAAACAACTGTAATAATTCTTAGCAGGAGTAGCTCGTGTACTTGTTGCTTTGATCTGTACCTTTAACATACCACGAGGACAAGTAACAATAAAGTCCCACGGCATCGGTGTCGTTGGTAAGTGCGGTTCAAAGTTTCTCTCTAAACACGCTGTTGTAAACTTCGACTCGGCTATGGCTCCGATACGTTGAGCGTTGGATGATGGCATATAGTTTTGTACGTGTTGTTTTCTCCAGTCCCAAGGTACTTCTAAGTCGATGGTATCGTACAACTCAGCAAGACTCAAGTGCCAATCGTATTCAATCTCTAGTGTGTCTGTGCCCATGTCTCACCTACCTTTGCTTCACCGTCTAACATGACGTTTAGTTTTAACTCTCTTCCTGCCATGCGTATTGATTCAACTGCCAGATCACTGAACGCTCCCACTTTATCAGGTTGTACTTCTGCTTGGAACTCGTCGTGTACGTTAGCAACAAAGCTGTACTCTCTACCGTGTTGCCACTTCAGTTTATTCATGCGATGGAACAGTTGGATCAACGCTACCTTCATACACACAGCACCTGCACTCTGTAATAACATATTCAATGCAGCGTGTGGTGAACGAACAGGAAGTATACGACCGTCTAGTCCAGTCAGTTTGTTACTACGTTGTACCTTTTGTTGCACATCTGCCTGTAATCTTTTCAGTGCTGGCAGGTTGCTCAGGAACTTACGCTTTAACATCTGCCCTTCTTTAGCACTACCACCCACGATCTCTCCAATCTTAGCGTCACCTGCTCCGTAAAGGAATGCATAGATAAACGTCTTGGCTTGGTCCCTTGTCTCCAGTCCTGCTGCTTTCTGATTCAGTGTGTGTATATCTCCTTCGATAACAGTCTTAGCGTATTCACCTCCGTCATAGAAAGCTAGGTAGTGGGCAAGCATTCGTAGTTCTAGTCCTGCTGCATCACAACCCACTAACTTGTAACCGTCTCCTGCTTTAAACAGATCACGACATTCCTCACCGTACTCAGCACGACACGCAGGTACTTGTGCTACATTAGGATTCTGATGAGTACAACGACCAGTGACTGCACCGTTTGTGTTGACTCTTCCGTGTATCCGTCCGTTCTTTTGTAGCTTTAACCACGCCTGATTGCCCTCTGCTAGTTGTCCTAACCTCTTGGTAACCAACAAGTAATCACACAACACCTCAGCAAACGGATGGTCTATACTACGCAGTACTCCTTCGTCTACCTTGGGTGTGGTTGCATCTGATTCTTTCGGCAGGTCAAACCCTAAGTCAAGGAATCGTTCTGCTATCTGCTTACGACTACCGGGATTAAACATTATCGTCTTAGTCTTTGGTGCTAACTGAACTGCATCCTTGACCAACGTCTGTTTCAATCCGGCATCTTTAAGTAACAACTTTAACTTTGCCTTCGTGGGTGCTGTGTATCCTTCGACTTCCCAACCACTCGGTGTCTTCATCTCTTCCGTTTTAGATGGGAACTCTTTCTGTAGTCTGTCTAATAACTCAGCACGTTTACTGGCAAGCTTCAGCTCTAACTTCTCTGCTTTCTCTATATCAAACGCAAAGCCTTTCTTCTCTTGTAGTCTCATCAGAAACGCAAACCAATGTTCAATCGCTAACATCTCACCGCTTGGGTTACCCATCATCAGATAGTCAAACAGGATTTGTGTTACAATTGTGTCACGTTCGCAGTACTTCCTCATCTCCTCGTTGTAACTATCGAACGCTCCGTCTTCCTCACCGTACGTCAGCTTAGTTAGTTTGTTCAGTCTCAGTCCCCACGCTTTCAACGAGTGACTACCCACTAAACTTTTATCGAAGTTCTTTCGTAAGAAGTCGTCGTTGCGGACATCAGATACTATACACTTAGCCATGACCATCGTGTCCAATACTTTAACAAGAGGTGGATGGAAGCTGTACATCTTAGAGAGAGCAGGTAGATCAAAGCCAATGACGTTGTGTCCGACGATTCGTTCTGCCTTAGCTAACTCCATTAGTCCGTTCTTAATACCAGCACCGTGATACGTAATCATCTTAGGTGTGGTAGGGTCGTAGATAGATAGACAGTGAACCGTCTTTAAGTCAGACAAGTTCGACCAGTCCTCTATCGCATTTGTTTCTACATCAAAGAATAGTGTTTTCATTTATTAGAATGGGTTGTTAGTTGTTGTATCTTCGAAGACGTTCTTATCTTCTGTGTATCTGCCTGTGTCTCCGTCGTAATTAAGTGTGGTACAATGTCCTGTCTGTCCGCTGAATCTATTCTTTAACACACGAACACGTGTCTCGTTAGACGTAGTCTCAGCTTGTTGGTTGCGTTCCAGTCCAATGACCATGTCCGACAGCTGTGCTATAGCCTGTGATCCACGTAAATGGTGTAGACTTACTCGTCCTCCTTCTTCATGACCACTATCCACTCGCTTCAAGTGACTGACTAACACCATACCGCACCCTGTCTCTTCAACAAGACTACGTAGCTTGGTCATCGTGTTATCAATCAATCGTCGTTCGTCATCTCCTGCTATACCACTGACAACAATACTTAGGTGATCTAGGAATATCCATTTACAATCGAATCCTTTTATCAGGTATCGTATCTTACCTAGCAAGTTGTCACTGTCCATACTTCCGAAGTGATCGTAGGTGTAGAACTTTCCATTACCTACCGTCTCTTCAAACGCAGGACGCAATGCTTCCGTGTCTAGCTGTTCGTCTTCAAGGTGTAATGGTTTGTTCAGATGAATACCCATGATACCAAGAGCTGTACGCCTGACGGATTCCTCCAGTGCTATATAACCTACCGTCTCGCCAAGATTCAGCAGGTGATGAGCAACCTCACGACAGAACAGAGACTTTCCTATTCCACTACCCGCGCATACCGTAACTAATTCTCCTAGTCTCATGCCGTGGGTTAACTCATTTAAACTATAGTACGGATACGGCACTGCTTTATGTTCGTCAGTATTACTTACCAACTCCCACAAGTCCTTACCGTTTACGATTCCGTCAGGTCTGTAC